GGTGTTCTCGGCAAAGGAATCCACCTGGTTGATCGCGATTGATACTTTCTTCGCGGTGTCGTCGTAATCCACAATGGCAACAGCCCAGGCCCCCGCCGGCCTAACAGCCTCTGCATATGGCGGGGTGTTGGTACTCCCATAGGCAATCAGTCGCTTGACCTCTGGAGAGGCAGTGGTGGTGTCATAGCGAAGGATCGTCGCAACTGCGGTGTCAGCGGTGTAGGCCATCATGAAGTTGAGCCGCTCAGTAGGCTCGGTAACCGCAATCAGCATGACCAGTGTGTACGATGCGGGAGCGCTTCCTGGCTGAAACGCCAGTGCGCCAAGGCTGTTGTCGGCAGAGAATCCCAGCGCTGGCTTGCCTGAAACAGTAGTCAGGCGGAGAACCGAAGGCGATGCCCCCTTCTGGATCAGCTTCTCCCCGGTTACACGGCAGTTGCCCGACACTCCGCCCTCTGGCAGAGAAATCAGACTCTTGGGCGCCATAGCCCGATGGATGTAGGGCATCGACGATGCGATGCGGTCGGCGGCGGAAACATTGAGTTTCACCGCGCCAGGGGCTGCAGGTGCCTGGACGCCAGGCAGAACAATCAGTTGACCTCGTAAAGCCATGAGGTGCACTCCATCAGTTGGTGACTTGAATTCGTTGGTGGCAGGCCCAGTTGTAGACCGGGGTGCCAGTTGCATCGAGGTCGGGCGCACTGTCCCGGATACAGGTTCGTGCGCCCGTGGTCGGCCCCGCCCGGCTGCCGGCGACACCGATGTCGGCAATGCCCACCATCTGCTCGGTGCCGGTTGGCTCGTTGCTCAGGGTGAGGCGCAGGGTGTCGAAGCCGGTCTTCTCGACCTTGGTAACGGATGCGCTGGACGTGCTGTCGATCCAGCGCAAGCCGTAGAAGCCAGGGTCCAGCACGTTGACCGTGTCGATAACCAGCGGCCCGGTCGGGACGTGAAAGCGCAAATCGACATTTACCCCGGTGCGCTTAGCCGAGAGGCAATGCAGCGGCAGCCAGATACGCTTATTGATGATCGCGCGTGCTGCCCTGGCAACCATCACACCGTCCCGCGCATACGACGCCGCGGGAAGATGGATACCGTCTGGATTGCTCGGGAGCGAGTACTGAGGCCCGGCCATCACAAACTTGTCGGGGTTCTCCAGCGCCGCCTGCAGTTGCTCATGCGGGATATTGCTGAAGGACCGGTTGTAGGCCGGCGCGGTCCAGTTGCTCATCTGGGTCAGCAGCATCGGGATGGTGTTCAACTGCCCGGACACCGCTCGCAGGTCGGCGTCGTAGTCGACTTGCAATTGAAGCAGGTGACCGATGTACACCCCGGCGGCCATGCCGCCGTCATGCTGCCCCTGGTTCCAGCCAACAAACGGAATCTCGTAGCCGTATCCCAAGCGATCGGCCTCGGCCTTCGCCGCCGTGGCCGCGGTGATGCTGTTGTTGTAAGGAATGGTTCCCTTGTTGAGCGAGGTTATGCCCTGGGCGCCGCGTGAGTGATCACTGGTGAGCAAGCCGCAGTTCGCTGGCAAACCGCGATTGCGATTGATGTTGGCGGCGGTCTGCAGCGCTGGGGACTCGAGGGATCGGGCAGTGAGCGGCTTAAACGGCGCAACCATGCCAGCACTCAAGGTCCCGGTCTCGTCGGCCAGCTGCACCCCATCGTTCAAGGTGAGCAGCCGGTTTGCGACCGGCGGCTGGGTAGTGATTGGCGCGCCAGACCCAATGCCACGCATGAGCGATTGCCCATTGAACAGGATGTGCAGCAGCTTGTTTACGTAACCGGCTACGCTGCCAGCGGCGGGAACCTGAGCAGACTGGGCAGAGACCGTGTTGTAGCGGCGCACGTAGTTGACGACGCCGGAACTAAGCAGAGGCTCGCTATTGTCACCGTCCGACGTGAGCTGGTAGGGAATGCCATTAGACAGTACCCACACATCACGCTGGCCAGGGGCGCCCTCAACCCACGTCATGGAAGTCGCCGCGCTGGCTGGCGGCTGATAGAACACAACCTCACCGCTCCACTTGATACCCAGGATCACCGTATCGCTCTGGTCACAGAGAGCCCACGCGAAGTCGCCGACCAGGGATAGACCGGGCATCCTGTCGAGGATTGCATCGACGACGCCGTCGGTTCTCACGCCGAGGATTACCCGAAGCAGCTCATCGGTAAGGGCCCAAGGGTGCGTTTCAGACATATTACGGGGCGGTGCTGTTTCGACGGCAAACTGGGTGCTGTCCTGCACCTGCTTGACCTTTTTGGCATTCGGGTAGGTATCCACGAACATCGCAGAGCCTGCTTCGTTGCGGTACACGTTCACGTACTCGTCATCAGCGCTCGAAAGAACGCTGAAGTTCGTGCCGTCTGCTGTCCCTGCCAGCCCGAGCGCCACCGATGCATAGGGCATCGCCCCGCCCAGCAATGTCGCAAGGTTGGTCATCACCAGTGCGTTGGTCGGCCGTATTACCCCGCCACCAACGTCCATCATCTTCACTTCGGGTGACAGGAGTAGCTCGTTCGTCGTCCCGACAATCCGGTCCAGCTCCTGAAGGGTCTGTTGGCCGCTCATCAAATCTTCCTCAATAAAAAGCCCGCACTGGGCGGGCTTGGTAACTGCTGCGGCGTCATGCCGGCGGGAACTGGTCGTCGTAGGTGTAAACTCGGGCGTCGTAGGGCATGCCCTTCATCGCCGTATTGCCGTTGGCTGGGTCGGAACTAGTGACCAGAACCGGGTAGGCCCAGCGGGTGGCCGGGCCGAACAGGATGTGCGGCGGCTCCAGCGACGAATCAAAGACAGGCGTGAAGTCGAGAGCATCGACACGCACCGTGTACTGATCCACCTGCGTAGCAGTCCAAGGCCCGGACAGCGTGCCGTCCAGCTTGCGCACTCCGATCCGGTGTTCGCCGCCGGCGCTGAAGTCCAGTGGCTCCGAGGAGGTCAGCAGCGTTCCCGATCCCGTCACCTCGAAGTCCAGCAGGATCGCGCTCTGGCAACGCTTGGGCGCGTCATCCGCGACGGCTGCAAAGCTCAGGTAGCCGCTGTTACTGCCATCCATCTCGGTTTCCCAGGTGTAGATGTCGGTCCTGAACTTCTGGTGGCCACGCCGGCGCATGCCGATACGCCAAGCTCTTGTCCTGTCGCTGACGCCCGGCATCTTGATCTTTTCGACCTTGGTGCCGAGATCACCCGGCCAGCGGCACTCGACCGTCTCCCACGCCCAGGTGGTGCGCGAAAAGAACTCCACATCCACGCCGTCGAAGTCGTTGATCGACGGCATGGCGCCGCTGATCTTCAGCATCTTGGTCATGTTCTGTGGCGAGTAGGTCTGGGTCTTCGGGCCGTAGGTCACATCAAACGCGGCCCTGGCGCTATCCCGAACCGGCCGGAGCAGGCCCCGGAAGGTCACCAGTTCGCCGAACCCACACGCCAGCGCGTTGTTGATCATGTCCTTGACGGTGATCGTCGATTCCAGCGTCTCGTCGTATGTGTCGCCGCGGGCTACGCAGGTATTGTGGAAGGCCTGCCACTCGGGCAAATCCAGGTCATCGTCCGTGTACCCGCGCTGCTTCAGCTGGTAGATGCACCATGGCACGATGTCGCGGCTTGGCCCGGTACCGCCCTCCATCAGCGGCAGGATACGGGTCGCCTCGACACTTACCAGGCTCTCCGACTGCGCAGACAGACGGTCGCCTCCCCGAATATTGCAGGTCATTACCGTGAGACCTGGGTAGCTGGTTGGCGAGTTCTGGAGTCGTCCGCGCAGAGCGGTCCAAGTAGCATCATCACGAGCTTCATCATTGATCCTGCCCGGGCGATCAACATAAAGCTCTCTGATCCTGCCCTCAGGACGCATCGGGTAAGGGGCAGTCGTTCTGTTCGTGAATCCCTGGGCGTCCAGCGATCCACCCCAGTGCACCTTCTCGATAATCGTCCAATCGCCAGACGTATTCATATCCCGGTACTCGAATACGTGGTACGCCGGGATCTCGTAGATTTGCCCCTCCCGCCCAATCCCGCACAATCCATTGGCGTAGGTGACTGTCCACTCGATATCGGTTACCAGTTCACCTTCTGGGCACAGCGCGAACGGGCCACGATAACCACCCTGGAGGTTTGAAGCGTCCAGCGTGATCAGGCCGTTTACCGTTTGCATGCTGTTGAAGCCCGGCCAGCCGGCATCGCTAGCCCCTGCTGCGGTCAGGCGCTCGACCTCAAGCAGGCTCGTGCTGAAAGCCGTGATCCGGTACCGCAGCCCGCGCGGGCCGATGGTGGCTAGGCCTTGGCCCAGCGCAAGACCCACCACCGGTGAGCCGCCGTCGTAGTCCAGCGTCATTTCCGCTGGCTGTTCTGGAATTGCGCCGGTCGTTGCCGTGCCCGTGGCGCCGACCGGCGACGATCCCAAAATGGTTGAAGCGCCGGTCGAGGTGATGGACTGGCCGGCAAACGGGGTAAGTTCGACGAAGCGCAGGCGCCCGCTGCTCTCCTGCGCCTGGAATGGCGTGCCGCTGAGCAGGGCATTCAGGGCAGAGACCAGGCCGGCGAGGTCGGTCGTTACCGTGTTGAGCGTGATCGGATATGTGGAAGCACCACGGACCAGGCTAAAGCTCAGCGGCGTGACGTTGAAGTC